CGGGCGGTACTGCTACTGTTTTTAGTGATGTACCCGGATCAGGAGATGTTACATATCAGGCAGTTGAGTTTGACATTTCTGATTATCAAATGATTAACAAGGTAACAGTAACTAGAACAGGCGGTTTGGGTCAAACTGCCAGCGATACTGCAAGTATTGATGATTATTTTCAACATAGCCGGGTCAGGGGCGGCATTATGCAAACTGATGCAGATGCATTAAATCAGGCACAGATGATTATTGCTTCCCGAAAAGAACAGGGCGTAAACATACAATTAAACTCATTAACCGTTGATGCTTTTGGAGAAGATGATCCTAACCGCGTAGTTGCGGCATTGAGTTTAGATATGTTTGACCCGATTGAGGTTACTCAAACCCTGCCGGCAGGCAATGTGGTTACAGATAGCGTTATTGCAGGCCTTACCTATCAAATTACCCCTAAAACTTTTCAAGTGACTTTTACATGCGCCCAACCTTTTGCGGTAGGTTTTTTGCTATCATCAGATGTGGATGGCCGACTTGATGAAGATTCTTTGGCCTATTAGGGAGTATAGATAGATGGCAACATTTTCGGTTGGTCAAGTATTAACGGCGGCTCAAATGAACAGCATAGCCAATTTAAGTGTTCGGGCGGTGACCGGCACATCAGATACATTGGTAGTCACTGATGCAGACAATAAACTTATTACTTACTCAAATACAGGCACAACTACAATTACAATACCGCCATTTAATTCAGTGGCCATAACTACCGGTTCGGTAATAAATGTAATTAAAATTGGTTCAGGTGGTACGGTATCTATTATTGAAGGTTCAGGTGTCACTTTGGCTTCAACAGGTACGGTTTCTACAAATCCAACAATAACAAAACAATACGGTGCAGTGTCATGCATAAAAGTTAGTACAGATAGTTGGTATGTAATTGGTAGGGTTGCAGAATAACAAATGAATATTTTAGGAATATTAACTCAACCATCTGCACCCGCTTTATTTAATGTTGAATATTTAGTGGTTGCAGGTGCGGGTGGGGGAGGATCGGGATATGGAGGGGGCGGGGGTGCAGGTGGTTTTTTAACTGACTCATTAAATGTTTCTCCAGGAGTTTCATACACTGTAACTGTTGGCGCAGGTGGTGGTGTGACTATTTTTAGTAATGGTACAAGTGGATCTAATTCTGTTTTTGCAACAATAACAAGCACCGCAGGAGGCGGCGGAGGATCACTTGAAGGTGGTTCATCAAATGGACTTTCCGGAGGATCGGGAGGTGGCGCAACGTTTGGCGCAACTGGTGGTTCAGCATCTCCAAGTGGTCAAGGTAATGCTGGTGGTAATGGCACTGGTGATGTTGCCGCATTACGCACTGCAGGTTCAGGTGGTGGAGGAAAAGGTTCAGCAGGTTCGCAAGCATCTAACAAAGATAATGGCGGTAATGGTGGAGATGGACAAGCATCCTCAATAACTGGATCATCTGTAACTTATGCCGCAGGAGGCGGCGGAGGTATTGGCCCAAATTCAACAGGATCGGCAGGTGTTGGGGGATCATCAAGTCTTGGTGGTAATGGTAATAAAGCAACTGTTGGAGATGGTGGTAATGGAACAGTTAATCGGGGATCAGGCGGCGGAGGATCGGGTGCGGGTGCGGGATATTCAACAGTTGGTGGTAATGGCAGTTCAGGAATTGTTATTTTAAAATATCCAGATACAAAAACTGCAACTTTTAGTGGCGGAGTTACACAATCAACTACTACCAGTGGTGGATTTAAAATTTCATCAATAACCGCAGCGGGTATTTCAGACACAGTAAGTTGGGCATAATGGCACATTACGCATATTTAAATTCTAATAACGAAGTTGTAGCAGTAACAGTTGGTAAAGATGAAACTGAACTAATTGATGGTTTAGATACAGAAACCTATTACGCATTAGGCACTGAGTACACAGTTAAACGCACTAGTTACAACAATAACATTCGCAAACAATTTGCAGGGATCGGTTATTTTTATGATCCAATTGCAGATGTATTTATTGCACCCCAGCCTTTTGCATCCTGGTCATTAGATAAAAACTTTGATTGGCAACCCCCAACACCTAGACCAACTCAGGGCTTTTGGTATTGGGATGAAGAAAATTCAATGTGGCAACAATTAGAGAATTAACAAGCCCTAATGGGTGGCCGGCTAGTGAGGATCGCAAGGCTTTAGGCATTGAATCTTTTAATGTGCCAGGAACAAAAATAAAGTTTGCTTGTTGTAAAGCCGTTGCGCCATTGCTTGTCAATTTTGCCAAAGAATTTCATGAATTAGTTGAACCGATTGATCAAGGCCAATTAGATGATTGGGGTTATGCCTTTCGCATGACCAGGGGATCAGAGCGAATTTTAAGCAATCATTCATCCGGCACGGCCATAGACTTAAATGCAATTAAGCATCCTTTGGGCAAGTCAAATACATTTAATAAGGATCAGCGTAATACAATTAACCTACTGATAACTAAATATGGGTTAAATTGGGGCGGCAATTACAAAAAGCGTAAAGATGAAATGCATTTTGAAATAGCATTAACCAGGCATGAAGTACAACAAAAAATTAAACAGTTAGGATTAAAATGAAATTGGATAAAAAGAAAAAAGAAATTGTTAAGTCATATTTAAGAAGCGTTGCAGTTGCAACTGTTACAACAGCATTAGCCTTAGTTGCAGATGTTCGCCCTGAGTTAGCAATTTTAGCAGGTGCGCTAGTTGCACCTTTAATCCGCTATCTTGATCCTAAAAATGATCAATTTGGTGTTAATAGTTAATGAGCGTGAACGATTGGGCGGCCTTAGCAGTATCTACGGTCACCATTTTGGGCGCATTGGTAGCAACTGTTAGATGGCTAGTAAAACATTATTTAAGTGAGTTAAAGCCTGACAATAATGGCCGCCATAATTTAGAAGGTAGGGTTGCGCGTATAGAGGAAAAGATAGACACGCTTTACCAAATACTCATATCTAAGAAATAAGTCAGCCTAATCCCCTACCCTATGGCCATGAAGATGTGTGTGGTTGTACCTAGTAGGGGTAGGCCTGAAAATGCAGATCGCCTGGCCAAAGCCTTTATTGATACTAATGCTGATGCTGATCTTTATATTGTTGTAGATAATGATGATCCTAAATGGAATGAGTATGCAAAAAATGAATCTTATACAATGTTGCCGGCAGATAATAAAACAGGTGGTTGTGCCGCTTCTCTCAATACCGGTGCGGTTTTGCTTTTGGATATTACTAAGTTTCCTTTATATGATTATTTTGCTTTCATGGGTGATGATCACTTTCCTAGAACCCAGGGCTGGGATAAAGCCTTTATTCAAGCGTTAAAGAATAATGCTGGCATTGCCTATGGTGATGATCTATTGCAAGGCGAAAACCTACCAACAGCCTATGCAACTACGCGTGAAGTAGTTAATGAACTCAGAGGTATGACATTTCCCGGATGCATACATTTATTCTTTGATAATTTTGTTAAACAATTGGGCATTGATTTAGGCGTATTAAAATATTTACCTAATGTAATTATTGAGCATTTACACCCAGTAGCGGGCAAGGCTAAAATGGATGAAGGTTATGCCAGGGTTAATCAACCTAAATGGTATGAAGAAGATTTATTGACATTACAGAAGTACATTAGATCGCAAGAGTATGCAGATTTGGTAAACAAACTTAAATGAGAATTAGATTAAGACCGGCACATTCAGAAACTCAATTAGCAGAAATTTATGCAAAACCCCATCAACACAACAAGTTTGCTGATCATATTCAAAGGGTTAATAAAAGCATAGAATTATTAAAGGCATTTGACACTTATGATTCTATTGGAGATTTATCAGCCGGTGATGCAACAATCATTAATGCCCTTGATGCAGATAAAAAATACATAGGAGATTTTGCACATGGCTATGAATTTACAGGCATTATTGATCAAACTATTGCCGATATGCCTAATGTTGATTTGTTTATTTGTTCAGAAACTTTAGAACATTTAGATGATCCTGAAACCACTTTAACAAAAATCAGAGCAAAAACTAAATATTTATTTGTAAGTACACCATGCGGGGAAAGGGATGCTAATAACATTGAGCATTATTGGGGTTGGGATGCTGATGATGTAAAACAAATGTTAATAGATACAGGTTTTGATCCAGTGGAATATTTTTTATTGGAATTTCCAGGTGGGGTTTACAATTTTCAAATGTGGATATGTAAATGAACATATTGATTACCGGATCACATGGCTTTGTTGGGCGTGCCTTTAGGCGTGCGCTACCTCATGCTAATTTAACCTTAGTAGATTTAAAACAGGGCGTTGATTGCCGTAAGTTTTTCCAACTAGAAAAAAAGCAATATGATCTTGTAATTCATTTGGCCGCAGTGGTCGGTGGCCGGATGCTTATAGAAAATGAACCGTTAGCCTTAGCGGTTGATCTAGCCATTGATGCTGAGTTTGCATCCTGGGCAATGAGAACTAAACAACCCTATCTTGTTTACTTTTCATCATCAGCCGCTTATCCCATTGAACTACAAACGCTAAGTAAAAAACGCCGGTTAAAAGAAAAGGACATCAATTTTAATAAGATTGGTAAACCTGATATGACTTATGGTTGGTCAAAACTAACCGGCGAAATGCTAATGAATTATTTGCGTGAAGAAGATACAAAGGTGCTAACCCTAAGACCATTTAGCGGATATGGTACAGATCAAGATTTAGATTATCCATTTCCATCTATAATTGAACGCGCCATTATGAACGCTAACCCTTTTAATATTTGGGGTAAGGCAACTACTACTAGGGATTTTATACACATTGATGACATAGTTGATGCGGTCATAACTATGGTTAGAAATGATTGCAATCAAACTGTAAATCTATGCACTGGCAGACCTACAACCTTCATGGATTTAGCCACAATTGCCTTAAAGGTTTTAGGGCATGAAAAGACCCATCGTAAGAATTTCAAGGTATTAACCGATAAGCCGGCAGGTGTGGCCTACCGGGTGGGTGACCCAACCATGATGAGTGACTACTACACCCCAAAAATTAGTCTTGAAGAAGGCGTTGAACGAGCCATACGCGGAATAATATGATCTAAAATTGGTGACTATGGCTACTAAAAAACCTAGAAAAGCACCCCAACGTAAGCGGCGCACGCCACGCAAGGCTGAGGCGTTGAACAAATTAGAAAATCATTACATTACTTTAAATGAAGTGTTTAAAGCGGCCAAAGCCGCCGGGTTTAGCCATGATGTTGCATTTTGGTTAATTACAGAGCCAGGTGCATCAATGCCTGATTGGATCAATCCAGGTAACCAACCTACTGAGATCATTCCCCGAATTGATCCAACAGATGATGAGGATGAAGATTAAGCGCGATAAATCATTTAACGCCAAATACCTTGTAGTTAGTGATCTACAAGTCCCATTCCAATTTACAGAAGCCGTAATCAATCTAAAAAAACTGGTCAATACCTTTAAGTTTGATTTAGTTTTAAATGTTGGTGATGAAATGGATTTTAATACTATTTCTAGGTTTGCAGATGGCAAGGCTGAATCTTTTATGCAAACCCTGGATCAAGATCGGGCTACATGCCAAGATATTCTTTATGATCTAAAAACAGATGTAGTATCAAGATCAAATCATTCTGATCGGTTATACAAGGCCATCCAGCGCATACCCGGATTAATGGGATTGCCGGAATTACAATATGCAAACTTTATGGGCTTTGATGATCTAGGCATCCATTACGCAAAACAGCCCTATGCAATCCCAGGAACTAACTTTGTCCTATGTCATGGGGATGAAGGGGTCATATCTAATATTGCCGGTCAAACCGCGTTGAACCTTAGTAAACGCTGGGGATTTTCTGTAATTTCGGGACACACGCACAGATTGGGCTATACATGCCATTCAGAAGCCTTTAATGGCCGATTACAGAGGGTTTTAGTAGGGGTTGAGTGTGGTCACACCTGTGATTTGAAGAAGATGAACTACACGCGAGGATACGCCAATTGGCAGGCTGGGGCGGTCATCATCCATATTAAACGTGGCAATGTGAGCGTAGAGATGATTCCATTCAATGTTGATGGTTCATTTACGGCTATGGGTAAGGCCTTTGGGTGAGGTAGATCACATAACACGCCGTGCTGGGCAATTGCATTTGTCAGCCCCCTAGTGTTTAATTGCATTTGTAAACGCAATTGACCAGGAAGGGTTAATATGTTACTTAGTGAAGTTACAAATTTTACAGGCACAGATGTTGCATTACAGATTTGTGATAATGATAATTATTGCAATGATCTTAGATTATTAAAACCAAATCCAACCAAAACTAGATTAGGTTTTTGTTCATGGTGTTGGTCATCATTAGATGCTAAGGCAAAATAATGAAACAAACAACAATTCAAGAAATATATGCCGTTAAATTGTTTATGTTTGGCAATATATTTGAAGTCAAGACTTTTAAATCATATAACTATGCACTTAATTGGGCTATTGCCAATCTTCAAAATTCTGATTGGGATATTAAGAAGGTGCGTCAATGAAACTCACAAAAAATCAATTTGAAGGTTTAACAGAAGCCCAAATGGAATGGGGCACTAACACAGATTGGTTACAACAAAAAGATAGGTTTGAAGATACTATCTGTTGGTCACATCAGTTCATTTATTGGGTAGAAAATTATGCATCAGTTGTATTGGCTACCGAATACCTAAGACAAAACAGATTTGATTACAGCATTTCTTTTGACAATGCCCTGGGTCAATATTGCTTTACAACTAATTATGCCGGGTCATGGGTGTATGCATGAACGCCGTAGCCTACATTGAAAAGGGTTGGTGGGTGTTACCACTAAAGCCACAATCTAAAGAGCCATGCAAGTTTTTACGGCACGGTTATCTTGATGCAAGTGATGATTTATCTACTATCAAGAAATGGTTTAAGGGTGATGATAATTTAAATATTGGCTTAGCCATTGCTCAATCTAATTTAGTTGTATTAGATTTTGATAAGCGCAATATTGCTTCTAGGACATTATGGGAACAGTATCGCCGGGTATGTGTAGCATCTAATACGCATACAGTTAAAACAGATAACGGCTATCACTTCTATTATCTTGCCGATAAAACAAAGCAATTTAAAGGCAAGTTAATACCAGGTATAGATATCAAACATAAAGGTTATGTTGTACTGCCACCATCTATACATCCAAATGGCAGTATTTATCAGGTAGTAAATGATGTTGATCCGGTTGATTTACCGGCTGAATTAGAAACGGTGATGGTTTGGAATTAGTTAAGTACGATAAACAAAGCGGTGCTTATGTTGATGAAAAGCGTAAGCATTTTGTAAAGGCTTCTTTAATCCGCAAACACGCCAAAAAAGCAATAGGCGCAAGGCAGGTTAGAGGAAGGCTATCAGCCAAAATGGTTGAAGCCTCCC